CCGCTAGGCTCACTACATTTAACTGGTTCATTCTCTTTTGGTTTAAAAGGTTGCTTTAAATACTCTTCTTTTTCCATTATAATAATGCTAAATTACATATTTTATTTAACCAATTTTCAAACTTGGGCAATTCCTTAGTAGGATCTAATTCCATCGCCCTTTCTAAAGGTGTTATTTTAGTCTGTATGGTATCAATATTCGTAATAGCATCTACCCATCCTTGTATATCGTTTCTCTTGACAAATATCCCAGCATCTGCGAGACTATCTCTAAAGCCTAGTATATCAGATGCAATAACAGGAATATTGCAACAGAGAGCTTCTATTTGAGCCATACCATAGCTCTCATATTCTGAAGGTGCAATTAATAACTTTGTCATTGCCAAATACTTCCGTACATCATCTACCAATGGGACGTACTTTATGTTTTTGACTTTCTCATCTTTAATCTGGTGATAGTAACCTCCTTGCACCGCCATAAATTTAACTTGAGGCATCCGCTTTGCAATGTCTATTAATATCTGACCGCCTTTGTTTTCGTTATGGTTTATTAGCGTTACATATTTAGCCTCTGTTCTAACTGTTGAGTAATCTCGATAATTTATGGGAGCATATAAAGTATATGTTTCCTGATTATAGTTTAATTCTCGCTTTGTGTTTTCGCAGTTGTATACTGTGTACACATTCGGTCTGATATTTACCTGCGGATAACCTACGTTATTATGAGCAAAGTTTATAACCTTTTTAGATTTTAGCCTTTGTTTATTCATTGCATAGTAAGTTCCTGATAGTTGGCAGAATACTAAATCTGCCCAGTCCCATAAATTATTATGGCAGTCTTTGTAATTATCTTTAGCCTTGTAGACCTCTATGCCCTCAAAACTGTAATTCTCAGGGCACCTAGTAACGGCCTTGATTTCATGCCCTTTACTCATCAAATACTTTACAACCCGATGCAGATAAATTTCAGAACCTGCCCTTTGGTGAGGTAAGTAAATGCCTGGACTTAATAGAATTTTCATGTTACAGGTATAAACAAATATGGTCTCTGTATTTTTAATGTTCTGCCATCGTAATTATGTAAATCGCTTCTATGGTAATGAATAGCTTGTATTCTAGTAGCCGGATTATATAATGCATAACCTGCACTATTTAACTCATAAGCTATTCTGTTATCACATCCGGGAATCCCTAAAAAGAAATCACAGAAATTAACATTGCGCATCTTACCTCTAAATATCCATACATCTTGACTAAATCTCTCATTGTGTAATTTTAATCCCCCCGGCTTATCATCCCATCTACTCAGCGCTATGCATTGGCGCTCATATAATGTTAAGTTACTCAGCGTATGGTTAAAATAAATATCAGTATTAGCAACTATTGATATATCTTCTCTGCTAGTAACTGTCCTATCAATTAGGTTAAAAAAGTCCCTATATGTCGGTCTCTTAAATGGTATAATTACCAATTTGTCAGAATTTGGCAACTCAACAAAACCCTCTACAAATAGGTAAATTTTATTAATATGATGATTATCTATATTCTTATTTAAGCAGTAGATTAACTCTTTTTGCCTAACTGCGCTTTTATCTGTGTAAATTGAAGTAAAAAGATTAATCATACTGATTTATTATTTCTTTATAATTTTTATGGTATTTATCTATGGCATGATAACCAACAGATCCATATTCAAACTCTGTCTCTACCGCAAACTTATTGCAGGTTTCTTTATCGGGCAACTTATACCCCAGATGCCGCATCATGTTACAAAAGTAAATATCTTCATTGCCATGTACTGCCATTCCTTGATACGGATGATTTAAACAAATTTCGTGCATAACTTTAGGATTGCGAATACTTAAACCTCCATTCATGCAACCTGGTATGTTCTTAATCCACGCTCCGATAAAATCCCATTCCAAAAACTCCTCAATACCATCTTTAAGTAATCCAGAATCATGTTGAAACAGTAGCAACCGGTCAAACCTACAACCACGCCAAAAACTAGGATTAGTCAAGATACTATTATAAATCTGAGGAGTTTTTATTTGGTAAATACCACCTTCATACGGCGGTCTAATATTAAATACATCCCATGAGTTAGGTATAAATTTTTTATGTCTTTGCATAGCTTCTTTAGCTACATCTTCCCGATCATCAACTATTATAGCTGCATTCATACTAATTCTTTGTTGTAATTATGATGGCTTTTTAAATAGCTTGGCAAAATTGATTTATCGAATGGGACAGGATTCCAAAGGTTTAATGCTACACAATGCACATCATCAAATTGATTATCTGGTGTCCATTTGTAATAACAATCATTTAGCCAGTCTTTGCGAACCTCATGTGCATGACCGAAAACATTATACTTGTATCTCATGATATGCTCTGGCTGACAGGTGCTAAAATGATAAATAGTCTGTTTTAAAGTCAAGTCCTGACTATGCTTTTCCCTATGAAGATTTTCTAATCTTATCGGTCTAAACCCATCGTAACAAGCATAGTTAAATGATCTCCAAAAGTTTATAAACCCATCAATGCCATAAAATCTATCTACGCCCCAATAAGCATATTTAAAAGATTCTTCCAGCTCATCCGATTTATAAACCTCATCTGAATCTACTGTTAAGACCAAATCATAACCATCAGAATATTTATACTTGACTGACCGATGCTCAGTTTCAGATCCATAACGATCGGCCCTGTCCCAAATGATTTTATCACCTAATACATCTTGGCAAATACTAAAAATATAACCCTCTGAATCTGGACATTGTAATTGACTTCCATGACCTTGGCTAGGCATCATACTATAAGCAATCACCATTTTATCTACATGCTCTACAACTGACATTAAAGCCTCACGCAAGTAATCACCTGCATAATGAATTGTCATAAACCCTAATACTTTAATTTTCATAAATATGAATTAAATTCTTTATCATTTTATCAAATGTATAATTTGCTTTTACAAACTCATTGCCTTGCTTTGCTATTGCCTGGCGTTCTGCCTGATTTTTGTCATCCAGATAATAATTTATTAAATTTAACAACTCCGACAATGTATTCCATACTCTGACATGAACACCATCAATAAATGGCATATTTGGATAAGCCTTGCATAAGCAAAACGCCCCGGAACCTAATATTCTATAAATCCTATCTGAAGTATAGGAATCTACATCGTAATGGCTTAGATTAATTGCTATTTTAGTCGCTCTGTATGCTTTTGATTCCTCAGCTTGTGAATGGTTATAGTTACCGGATGCATTAAACCAGTTGTTCCCATAAACGCCATACTTTTGCCCAAAATACTTTTGTATCATTGTATTCATTTCAATTCGCAATTTACTTAACGGAAATTGAGACGCTCCGTAATTATTACCGAAAAATGAAATCTCTCTGCAAGTGCCTACATTGCCTACTGGAGTATAAATCTCAGGATCATACCCAATCTCTAAATATCCGCCATTTACTACATTGCCGACATCGCGCATATTGGAAAACAAAGTCTTATCAATATAAGGAGACATCTCTATCATCCATCTTGGCGTTTCATCCCTTATATCACCATTCCAATTACAAATCCATGCGCCTGTTTCTCGCATAGCCTTGACTGTTTCAATGTGAATAATATCAGGTGATTGAATCTGCATGAATATTATATCCGGCATAAACTCTCTAGCTATTCTAACTGCTTCTTGGTTTACATCTTTTGCACCTGTTGATAATTCTATGTAATCATCACAATTAGCTAAAAAGGCTTTACGCATTGAATCAAAGGGAGGAGGACCAACGCATAATCCTAAATGGAAAATTCTCATACTTTACGGATGTTATCCCAATCTCTTAGGAACTCTAATATTGATGGGTAATTAACGCGCCCTGCACCGCACTTTCTGCGAACATGAATCCAACCATTTATAACGCCAATACAGATTTTATACTCTTCATTCTTGTATAATCCTGCTTCACCGATAAAGTTGGCTTTAAACATAAACAAATGTAATTATTTTAATAACAAAAAAAAACCTGCCGATTTCTCGACAGGCTTCCCCCATAAACACTAAAAAAGTTAGCTTGGATTAGCATTAAGTGAACCAGTCACAAATGCATCAGTATAGTAGATAGGTAGTGCAATTCTACCCTCAACACGTACTGTAATCTTGTTCTCACGAACGTTAGTACCATCTTCCTCAAAGAACCTAACAATCGGATTCTCACGAACATAAAGCTGAGCACCTTTTGCCCAATCTCCAACAAGGTACTTAGAATCACTCATTGCCGTAGATTTGAATACCGGAATACCTGAAATAAACATTTGACCATTTACAGAGGTTACAGTTCCTAGTCCTGGCAAAGTGTAATCATTGGTAGTTCCTCTAGTAAGCAATAGAGCATAATACTGCTCAGGACTTAAAAGGATACCATTTGCAGAGTGATTATTTCCATCAATTTGTGCAATTGAATCAACCAACTTCTCAACCTGAATAGTACGGAAACCTGAGTAAGCCTCAGCGTTAGTAATCAAACCACCTAAGTTTGGAGAAGTTCCGTTACCATTAAGCAATTGATTATCTTCTGCATCAAGGTATTGCTCAAGTAAACGAGACTGAAGGTATGAACGCATTGCAGAGATATCATCAAGCGCCTTGCGTGTGATACGCAAGTAACCTGCAATAAACTCAGAAGGTGCAACCTCTTCTGTCAAATCGTAATCAATTTGAGATTTGCTTCCTGAGTTATCTGCCCATGCTCCAACTGATCCCTCAGAACCTGTTTCTTGCAAGTAGTGAATTGCAGAAGTAGTCATAACTCCAGTAGGAAGTAATGATCTGATGTGCAACTTACGCGGTGCAGCTGGGATAATGCCCGGTAGCATCTGTACGTTTGCAGCAGCTAGATCAGTAATATTAGATAGTGACATATCGCCAACTGTCTTTAACTCCATTGCAAATTGCTTAATCTCTTTTCTTTTGAATTTCTCCAAATTATCAAGGTTCTCATCCATTGCAGTAGCAAAAGCCTGATTGAAAGAAACTGGCGCTTTACTTTGAGCATCCATTTTAATTCTATTGTTTTCTGATTTGGCTTCAAGCAATGCTTTGTCCATTTCATCAAATTTAACAGTCGTAGATTTTTGCAATTCTTCTAGCTTTAAATCTGCTGCCTTTGTAGCTTCGCTGATAGCGTTTGAGATGATAGTCTTTGCTTCATCTAATGTTTTGGCTTTGTTTGCATCTAGCAACTCCTGAGCCTTTAATTCTAAATTGTCCATTTTTATTTTTTTAAGACGTTAATTAAACTTGTTAATATATTCGGCTCATCAGTTTTAGGAGTGGCAATTACCGGCTCTTTATCTAATAGTGAATTTTTACCTAAATTAAAAGCCTGTAGTTGAAACTGCTTTAATGCAATTTCCAATCTGCCAAAACCTTCATCCGTTAAGCTACCATCTTTTAATAGCTTAATCATTTTACCTATCTGATCATTAATCTCACCCATTGTCAAGGATTTAAACCCTGTGAATGGTGTTTCTGGATTTGCACCCAAAGTTACATTAGATCCTTCATATAATTTTATTTCTTTGATCATGCGCATTCCTGTCTTTTGATCATAGTCTGATTTTATAGTTGAAAAACCAATAGAGTGCTGAACTACAATGCCCTCAGCATAAAGAATCATCGCATCCTTGCCGTAGCTTGTAGGTGCTATTTTACTCTCAAAATATATGCCTCTTTCTTGCGCTTCTAATACCATTGGTTTACCATGCGGTTGGGCATAGTTATGCTGATTCAAAAAGAATATCTCGTTTGATCCCATAGGACCGCGTTCTGCGATAGTTTTAGTCGCTGCGCCCGGCATGATTATATCATCATCGTAATCAATATTGCCAAAACTAGCGAAGTAGCCTGTGACTGTCATCCTTTCAGAATCCATGTCCTTGATCTCAGCCTTATAATTTTTATATTCTAATAATCCTTTCATGATTAAAAAATTTATGTAAATATACTTTTATTCATTATTAATTTCATTTAATTTTCTAATTGCCCATTCAACACCTGCCGTTCCACCCCATGCATCCCACATTAAACCACCGCACCCCTCTGTATAAGGAACATCTGCGTGTTGCTGATGCCTTTTGAATGATGCCATTCTAGCAATGGTCTCTCTGGATAAAGGTTCTCTATTAGCTAACTGTCTGGCTCTTGCTTTTCCGACAGGCGTTCCACATTCGCCCCATCCGTTTTCTTCTGCCCATTTTAATGCACGTTTAGCATTATTCGTTGCAGCCTGTGGATAATCTGTATAGGTTTTAGCTTTCTTTAAATACGCTGGTGTTCTCGGTTTCAGTATAGGCAAACCATCAGCATCCTTTATCGTTTCGGTAGCCATAACACAACGACAATTAACAACTTCAGCTGCAGGTGCGCCAACTTCGCCAGGGTACATCATTTCAATTCCACCTACTATAAAAGGCTGATTTAATGCAATGCGGTCTTTAGTCATTAGCAAATGCGAACGCCTTGTTCGTTTATCCTTTGTGTTAATCCAGAACTTTTGCACCTCATAATCAGAACTCTCAGCACCCATGTTGATTCCGAAGTTTGCGGCAGTAGTTGATTCTGTTCTAGCTATAACTAAAGACCTTGACCTATTAAAAGCCGGATCATTTAGACTTTCCTCAAATAGCTTTGCTTGATCTCTTCTGGACAAATTTTGTCCTAAAATATTAGCCAATAAGTTTTTTACAATATTTCTAGTAGTATCATCAATGCCTGTAACCTTAGTGCCTCCGATTAGTCTAAAGTAATTTACCATTTCTTCATACCATTCGGCATTAAAGAAATCTATAATAAAATCCTTTTTAGTTTTAGGTACTGAATTGCGAATCCAGTCATAAGAAAATGTCGCAGCTGATACGCCAACCCTTGTGTAGATTTTTTCTAACCCCGAATACAAAGGTTTTTGCTGAACTAAGAACTCAATGTATAAATCAATGTTATCAAAGTTATCCTCATTTACAAATTTTGATACTGCACCTGTCTGATCGTCTAATGCTTTTTTTATTATTGGATAAGCATAAGCCTCATACTCTTTATGCAGCCTTAAATACGTTTTGTGATATTTAACACTACTTGCCATTTATGGTTGCATTGTTATACGCCTGATCTAGCGACAGTTCCTCAATAGGTACTAAGTTAGCCGGAACATAAATATTCTGCATCTCTGGAGTGCTGATCTTATCATAACCCTGAGCAATACGTTTCTCATCTGGAGTAATCCAATACGAATTAGCTAACCATGTAGTCAGCTTGGCCATATCTTCCTGCATTTCAGGATAACTACTAAAATCAAAATCAAAGTAGTATTTTTTTCCGTATGCCTTGGCGTATGGTTCGCAAACAAACTTGTTTATTGCATCTCTAATTTTGCGAGATAATGGAGCAGTTGCATTGTAGATTAATTGCTTAGAGGCCCAACCCATGTTGTTGTCAGTAGATGCCGCCTCACTACCTGAGAACTGAATAGGAA